AGGATGTCGAAGCCATCCGCCGCATCTACGGGTTTGATCGCCCGATGCTGGTTCAATACTGGGAAAATTTGCTGCTGGCATTATAATCTCCTACCTGATGTTTGTACGGCATTCCTTACTACATCTGCAATCAATGCCTTGCGTTCGATCAATAATTGATCTACTCCTTTTGCATCCACAGCGTTGATATTAAAGTTTACATTGATAGGACCACCGCCCATCATCATAGCTGCTGTATCTGCTGCGCTGGTAACATTGGCTGGACCTCTAACCAATTCTGCGCCTGCTTCGCCAACAATACCCACTGTGCCTGGTCTAATATATCCGCCATCTGCAAACAATCCGCTGAAGAAGTTGCCTATACCTGATACAATGCCGCTGAAGAAATCACCTACACCGCCAAATATACTGCTTCCTACACTTTTAATACCGCCCCAAATATCACCTAAGAAATTGCCTACTCCTCCAAAAATGTTTTTCACATAGCCAAACACATTACTGAAGATGTTTTTAAGACCACCGCCTAACCCTGTGTTGAACAGTGCTAAAACTGCGCCAATTAGTCCGCCGCCAAAGCCTCCGCCTCCGCCAATTGCAAAAATTGCATTTTGTATAAATCCACCAATGTCGTTGTATGCTACACCGCCTGGCATAAATGGTGTTCCTATTGCTTGTCCCATGGCATTTCCGTTTTGTACCATACCTGGTACCATTCTACCACTCATTGCCATTAAACTGTTGTCAATAAAACCATTCACTGAACCTAAAATATCTACACCGAATAAAAATTTAGCATACTGGTTGTATTTTTCCAACTCTCCTATGCTTTTGCCGGTCCATTTTTCTATACCCGAATAGATGTCATCGTAGATATGATTGAATTCATTTCTAAATTCATTTGTAGCACGTTTTTGTTCATTGATTAAATCTTCATATTCACGTTGGATTTGTTGATTGATATCGTAGCGTTTGGCTCTGATTGCCTCTTGTACTCTTTCATCATTTATACGACCTTGATCACGAGCTCTTTGTATGAAGTCGTCTAGATCTTCTTGCATTATTTTGCTTTTACCTAGCGTGTCTTCTCTATATCTTCTAATGCTGCTTTCAACGTCTCGTGTTAAACTATCACGCTCACGTTGCATTTTGCGTTCAGCATCTAGGGCTGCTCGTTCTGCTTTGCGTTTTGCCTCTAAGTCTGCTTTGATTTGATTTACTTTTTCTCTGTGAGCCTGTTGTGCATCATAGTATGCATTGATCTCTTCTTCTGTGAGAGTCATAAAATCCAAATGCACACTGTCTCTTGTGCCTGCTAGATCATAAAGTTGATCCATTTCGTCTGCTGTTAAATCTTCAATATCATCGCCTAATTCTTCACGTTTGCGATTTTCTAATTCAATCAATCCTAACAGTTCATCACGTTCATCTTGGTTTAGATTTAAAAGTGCTGTTTCGCCCCTCAATGCTCCAATACTGTCTTCAACTGCCCGTGTAGCCCTTTCACTGGCTAATCTACTTTCTGCGAGTGCCTTGTATTGTGCTTGTATTGCATCCGTATTATCATCAACAACACCTGTATTTTTATCTGTAACGTTGGTCCAGCCTTCTGTTGCTTCGCTGAGTTTACCAGTTTCTTCTGTGTTTTGTTCTTTAGCATCACTGTTTTTGTCAGTTTCGCCTGTGTTTGATTTTGTGTCTCTGGTTAGTTCTTGTATCTTTTTGTCATTATCAGCAATGGCCTCACTAAAATCAACTGCTTTATCAACATTCTTTTTGACCTGTGCTTCTGCTTCCGCCATTGCTTGTTCAAATGCACTCATAGCGTTCAGTGGATCTTTGGCTGCCGCTGCTATACCTTTGAAGAATCCGCCAATGCGAATGCCCATGTTTTGGAAACCATTTACCACATTATTGATTGCGCTTTCAATGCCTTTGAAGAATGCATTTTCAAACACCAAATACGCTTTTTGCATCGCTGGCCATATGCCTTCAAATGCATCACGTATCTTATCCCAATTTTGTATAATCAATGTTGCTGCTGCTGCAACAGCGGTGGCAAATAACCCAATTGGATTTGCCATTATAGCAACATTCAATGCCAAAACTGCTGTTCTAATGCTACCTATACTTGTAACAATTGCTGCTAATTTTGCAGCCGCAAATGCTGCTATAAATGAGCCTACAAATGTTACGGCAGTGTCTAAATTGTTGGCTAACAACAGTATACCTTCGGCTATAGCGTTGAACACCGGTGTTGCTTCTGTGCCCAATGCTAGGAAATTGTTTTTCAGTGTTGTGATAGCGCCACCAATGGTAACACTCATATTGCCTACTTTTTCAGCTGTCTTGGCAGCACCACCACCTAATGCGTTTAAGAGAATATCACCTGTGATTTTACCATCTGCTGCTAATTCTCTAACTTGTCCTGCGCTAACACCCAATTCTTCTGCTAACAATGGTAATATTTCACCAGCTGTGGCTTCAATCACACTGTTCAATTCATCACCACGTAGCGTACCTGAGCCCAATGCCTGAGCAAACTGTGTGATTGCACCTGCGGCTGTACCAGCATCTGCACCTGCTAATCTCAATAGGTTTGTAAATGATTCTGTGACAGTGTTGACCTGTTCAGTACTCAATCCATACTGTTCTGCGCTTCTTGCAACCTTTTGATACAGTCCAGCAACTGCATCCAATGGCTGATATGTTCTGTTGGCAATGTCTAAAACATTTTGGAAGTTTTCTGCTGTTGTACCCAACTCAGGATTGATCAGTTTTAGTCTGTTTTGGATATTTTGTACACTATCACCAAATCTAAGGAAAGCATCAACACTCACAGCCGCTGCAACTGCTGCAACGGCTCGACCCATACCTACAAATGCTGTATTGGCTCGACCTGCTGCGGCTCCGGCTTTGTCCGTTTGTGTTACGACACTGTTTAGACCACCTCGTGTCTGATCAACTATCTTGACAATAATATTAGCGTCTGCCATGCTTTGCCTTCCTTTGTGCTTCTTTTCTCTGTTTGGCTTCTAGGTTATAGTATGCCACCCAAAGTTTAAATTCTATTGTGCTCATTTCGAGCGTGGTTTCTAAAGTTTGACCCAGTTCTTTGCTTAAAAAAAGCATGAAGTGTAGATCTGGATCATTCTTTAGTTTTTTTCCAATTCCTCCAGTTTAGGCAATGCACCACCATTGATTTGCTCTGCTACTCTCAGCACCACAGCAGGATCAACTTCATTCATCAATGCATTTTTGTCATGTTTGCTGAACATTTTAGTTCCATCTTCATGACGTGCTTTGTTGATGATTGTTGTAACCATTGCTTCAACTGTTTTGTTTTGTCTAGCCAACTCAATCACTTCTGATTCTTGTGCTAGGGTTGTTACTGTTCTGTGATAGATTCTACAATTCCACTCTGGCACTGCAAAATTCACCATTTCTTTGATTTGATTTTGATAATGCTTGGTTGCGTTATCTAAAACACTAATCTTTTTTTGTTCGCTCATTTAGTATTTCCTTCGATCGCTTTTTTCTATTGTACTGGTCAATGCCTGTTTGACAAAACCATTTGGTGCTTGACGTGAATAGCCACCTTCCAATTTCGCAATATAGGGAACTTGGTTTTCAATGCGATTTGTTCTAGTTTGCCATCCACGTCTTGCTCTGCCTGTATCAATGGGAGTTCTTGGTACCACTGCTGATTTATAATCGTCCTTGAGATGTTTTTTCTCTTGTTCGATTACACCATTCAACCAATTACGGATATTTGTACCTGATTTTGTTACCACCAGTGGCATAATAACTTCCTTAGATGCTTGCTGTTGTAATTGCGCCTGTACCTTGGAATGATACACTTGCTTCTGTTAAACCATCATATGATGCTGTGACACTGTAGCTGGTGATGATAACACTACCTGCAAATTTTGTTGTGTCAGTTGTACTATCACTGTAAAGTTCAACTGTTACTGCATCATCTGTATCTGGATTCAATGCTGTTGATACAATTGTGTTTTCTGAATCGTCATACACAATGTCCATTGAACCTGAATATGATTGCAAACCTTTTTTGTATGTTCTAACACCACCTGATGCCATTGATGTGTCTTCAACTGTATCACGTGTGATATCCATGCTCCAACCACGCACACTTGCGACAGCTGTAACTGCGTCTGCACCACTTGCAATTTTAACTGTGCCTGCGCTTCCTTCATAACTCGCCATGTTTATTCTCCTTTATTTTGATTTAAATATGCGGCTTCTTCTGATTCAGCCCATTCT